CCGCGTTCTTGTCTACCTACATCGACCCCAAGGTGATCGAAGTCCTTGTGGCCCCGATGAAGGCGACGGAGATCGTCGGCGAGGAAACCAAGAAGGGCGATTGGACTCTCGAAACAGCAATGTTCCCGATTGTCGAGTCTACCGGCATGGTTTCGTCCTACGGCGACTACGCTGAGTCAGGCATCGCTGGCGCGAACGTGAATTGGGTCAATCGTCAGTCGTATACCTACCAGGTCATCACGCAGTGGGGCGAACGCGAACTGGAAAAGATGGGCCTTGCTCGCATCGACTGGGCCAATCGCCAGCGCGTCGCGTCCGTTCTGACGCTGAACAAGTTTCAGAACAAGAGCTATTTCTTCGGCGTTGCGGGTCTGGCGAACTACGGCCTGCTGAACGACCCATCGCTGTCGGCACCGATTGCTCCCATTCCCGCTGTTACGAACCTTGTCACATGGGCGCAGAAAGCAACCGACACGAATGGCGCGATCTGGGTCTATAACGACATCAAGGCGTTGTATGGCCAGCTTGTCGCCCAAGCCAACGGCCATGTCGAACTCGACATGGCTTCGCCGATGACTTTGGCAATGTCGCCTGCCTCGCAGGTGTATCTCACCTTGACGAACAGCTACAACGTCAACGTGCAGGATATGCTCAAGAAAAACTTCCCGAAGATGAAGATCGAGACGGCCCCGGAATACGCAACCACGTCCGGGAACCTCGTGCAGTTGATCGCGGATGAGATGCAGGGACAAAGGACGGCAACCACCGCCTTTACCGAAAAGCTGCGCGCACATCCGATCAAGATCGAACTATCGAGCTTCAAGCAGAAGCAAAGCCAAGGCACATGGGGAACGATCATCTTCCGCCCGTTCCTCATTGTTTCGCTAATTGGCGTCTAGTTGTTTAACAGGAGTCGCAGAGATGCGGCCTCAGCGCGGCCTAGCACCGCTCCTTGAAAGGGAACCATGGCAAAGGAAACAGTTCTCATCGGTTGCCGTCTACCGAACGGCCTTGTGTTGCATCACCCCAAGAACCGCAACCTGACCGTGACGCTTGCGGGGGTTTACGAGGCGAAGACTGAAAGCGGCCTCTATCTTCCGCCCAAGATGTTTTCTACCACGCCTGTCGATGCTGAGTTTTGGGCCGCATGGAAAGAAGCATACGAGGGATTTGGACCTTTGAAGACGCGGGCTGTATTCGAGGCACATTCTGAGCAGGAAGCGCAGTCGAAGGCCAAGAACGCGGAGAAAGTCAAGACTGGGTTTGAGCCGATGAGCAAGACGGCCAAAATCGATGGCGTTGTAATGGAGCCGGCCAATTCGTGATGAGCGATTTTTACGTTTACCAATACGTGCGAACGAAAGCAACTGAGCATGGTCCAGTTGGCTCTCCGTACTATATCGGTAAAGGTAAAGGCAAGCGTGCGCATGTTCAGCACACTACAATTCACATCCCCCGCGATAAGGCCAATATTGTCTTCTTGGCAAAGAACCTGCTAGAGGATGAGGCGTATTACATGGAAAAGCAGCTCATCGCGTTCTATGGCCGCATTGACAATGGAACAGGATGTCTACGCAATCTTACGGATGGCGGAGAGGGATTAGCTGGGCGCATTTATACTGCGGAAACGAGAGCTAAAATCGGCAAAGCCCATAAAGGGAAACATGTATCCGATGAGACGTGCGCCAAAATTTCTGAGAAGGCAAAGCTACGCAAGCATACCGCTGCTCAGAGGGCAAAAATATCTGCATCTTTAAGGACGAGAGTAATAACCCAAGAAACAAGAGCAAAGCTTTCTGTTCTTGGGAAAAAACATCGTATTTCAGATGCAGGGAAGTCCAGAATAAGCGCGGCAAACAAAGGTAGAACTCCGTGGAATAAGGGGGTTAAACATGATAGCAACCTTTAACCCTACAGCATTTTTAGGGCGTTATCCTGAGTTCACAGCTGCGTATAACGCTAACCCATCTATTTTTTACGGCATGTTTGCAGAAGCTGGTTTGTATTTGAACAATACGGACTGTAGCATCGTGCAAGACATTAACCTACGGGGTGTATTACTCCAGATGATCACCGCTCACATTGCGTTCCTGAGCGGATTGCTTACCGCAGATGGCCAGCCCCGGCCCGTTGGCCGCGTCAGTGCAGCCAATGAGGGCGCGGTGGGAGCTACGTTCGACTTCACGCCAGCGACGCCTGGAACGGGCGCATGGTTCCAACAATCGCAGTATGGAGCGGCGTTCTGGCAGGCGACTACCTGCTATCGGGGCATGAAGTATTTTGCGAATCCGACGCGGGTTGAAGGCTTTACAGGTACGCCGATGGGTACGAATTGGCTTCCGCGCCCGGTATGACGGTAACGCTCTCGATTGACGCTTCCGAATTGGAGCGTGATTTGGAGCGAATCGAGGATGGAGAGCTTGAGTTGCCGACGGTATCGGCGATCAAGGTTTCATGTGATGGGGTTTTCGAGGAACAGGTTCCGATATGGCTACCGCCCGAAGCATAAAAATGTCTGACGCGGTGACAGCTAAGCTCCTCGACTTGGCAACGCGGGCGCATGGAACAGTTCAGGTAGGTTTCATCGACAGCGATCAGGCTCCGATTGCATTCTGGAATGAGTTTGGGCATAAGGGCAGGTTCCCCTCTCCGCCGCGGCCCTTCTTCCGCACAATGGTATCGAATGAGTCCGGCAAATGGCCTCAGATGATGGCCGGCGAGTTGAAGCGTTCTCACATGGACGGGCATCGCACTCTGGCATTTATGGGCGAAGAGATTGAAGGCACACTCAAGCAAAGCATCATTGACTTGACCGCGCCGCCGCTCTCGCAGACCACGCTTCGCTTGCGCTACAAGTTTGGCAACAATCCACAGAACATTCGCGCTCGCGACGTGGTGCAGGCGCAGAGAGACGTTTCCGCAGGTGATCCGGTTGCCTCTGGCACACAGGCTAAGCCGCTGATCTGGACGGGCGATATGCTCAATTCTACGGGGTGGAAGGTGACCGACTGATGGATTTGCGCTCCATATCGAACGCCGTTACGGACACGGTGAACCCCAATATCTCTGTCACCGTGCAAGCCTCGACCGGCTATACCATCGGTTCCGGCCTCAAGCAGGTTCCGAGCTACGCCTCTCCCGTTACTGGATTTGCTCAGGTCCAGGCACTCATTCAAGCAGACCTAAAACATCTTGACGACCTTAATATCCAAGGCGCAACCCACTCGATTATTCTGCGCGGAAACCTGAACGCCGTGGTTCGTACCAACTCTAAAGGCGGAGACTTGGTTACAATCGACGGAGAAACATGGCTCACAGTCGCAGTTTTGGAGCAATGGCCGCTCTGGACACGCGCTGCAATCCAGCTACAGGATGTGAACTGATGAGCGCCCCGATCCAATACGTTCCCTCTATCGCTTTGGACTCAGTGTTCGATGCGCTTGGCGCGTTCATACAGCCGTTTGTGGGAGCCGCTCAGATCATCCGCGCACAGGTAAACCGGGTTGCTATGCCGGTTGGAAGTTTCGTCGAACTGACAGAGATTGCAAGCGCTGATCTGGAGGTTCCTTATCAGTGGTACGATGGGGTGAACTTCCAGAGCGATATTGTTGGCCCGAAGCGCCTGATGATTCAAGCGGACTTTTACGGAGCGCAGGCGGGCGACTGGTGCGCGGCGCTCAAGACGGTTTGGCGCACGCCTTACGCCACCGCTCAATTTCCGGCAGGTATCGCGCCGCTCTATTGCGATGACGGCAACGAATCGCCGCTGATAACCGGCGAGGAACAGTACGAACGGCGATGGATTCTGAATATGCTTTTGCAGTACAACCCTGTGATCTGCGTGCCGCAGTTGGCTGCTGATACACTCAAGATGAACACCGTTGACATGGCGGACGCATAAGGAGAAACAATGACGATTCCGGCAAGTGTTATCGCAAATGTAATCCCAGGAGTGCTTAGTCCTGGCGGCACAGGTCTGGTGATGAACGGCCTTGTGCTCACAGAAAATCCCCTCATGCCAGCGGGTCAGGTGTTGAGCTTCGCGCTCGCGGGCGGAAGCGCGCAATCGGTCTCAAACTTCTTTGGGCCGTCATCGGCAGAGTACGCCTATGCTTCCATCTACGCTGCGGGATACGTGAACGGGACACAGCTTCCTTCTTCGATCCTGTTTGCTCCCTACAATGCAGCGGCCCGCGCCGGATGGTTGCAGTCCGGTTCTCTTGCCGGGGTTCCTCTCGCCACTCTCCAGAGCTACAGTGGGACACTGACCATCGACTTTGCCGGTTCTCCGATCACATCAAGCACAATCAATCTGACTGGAGTCGCAACGCAAAGCCTGATGGCGGCGGCGATTCAAGCAGCCTTTACCACTCCTCCTTTTGCGGTGACATGGAATGCCGTACAAAGCGCATTCATTTTCACCAGCACATTGACTGGAGCAACGGAGACGATTACCTACGCGACAGGCACTCTCGCGGCTAATCTCTTCTTGACTCAGGCGACTGGCGCAACGCTCTCGCAAGGCGCGGCGGTTGATACACCTGCCAGCGCGATGAATAACATCATCGCAGTCAATCGCAACTGGGCGAGTATGAGCTATCTCACAGAGCCAACGCTGACACAGAAAGAAGGTTTTGCCGCATGGTTTAGCGGGCAGAACGGGCAATACGGCGCAGTTGTGTGGGACAGCGATGTTCAGGCGAGCGTGCAGAATGCTACTGAGCCTTTCGGAGTCGTTGCTAAAGCGAACAGCTACAACGCTCTAATGTGCATTGGCGGCGATCCGGCACTCGGTACGCTTGGGCCTCTAGTAATGAATACGGCGGCTTTTGTGCAGGGAATGATTGCCTCTGTGAACTACTCAAATACAAACGGAAGCATCACATTCTCTGGAAAATCGGCAAACTCCGCTGCCGTGTCTCCGACGTGCGCGAATCTGCAAACCTACGAGAATCTTCTGGCGAACGGATACAGTTGCTATGGAGCTTTCGCATCGCGCAATCAGGGATTCACTTTCTTCTCGAATGGGAATATGCCTGGGAGCGTTCCGTGGGCAAACCTGTTTTTCGACCAGATATGGTTGAACTCCCAATTTGAGTTGTCGCTGATCACTCTCTACACCACGTTGGGGAAGATTCCTTATGACCCGTATGGATACGGCCTCGTTCGGGCGTCCCTTGTGGGACAGAGCAGCACTTCGGCACCTGCTGACAATGGGCCGATCAACAACGCTCTCAACAACGGCGTTATTCAGATTGGCGTGACTCTTTCTTCGACTCAGGCCGCTGCTATCAACGCCGCTGCGGGGGTACAGAACGCGGCCAGCGCGGTCCAAAACAACGGATACTATTTGCAGATTCTTGACCCTGGGGCAGAGGCCCGCAACGCTGGCCAGACTCCGATTATCAATTTCTGGTACGCCAGCGGTGGGGCGATTCTGCAATTCTCGATGGCGAGCATCAACGTTCTGTGACGAAATTTCGTTAAAAGGGGTGACGTATGGGCGGATTACTCAATGTTCTAACCGGCGGGGCGAGCACGATTACCTCTGCGAATTCGGTTGTCAGCATCATCGTGGCGGGACTATTCCCTTCGCCTGTACAGTTGCAGGGCTATTCGACTGACAAGGCATGGGATACTGCGGCGGTCGTTTTGACTGAAACGCAAATCGGCGTCGATGGGCGCAAGACGGCTGGCCTCGTATTCAACGCGGTCAAGCAGACTTATTCGTTCCAGGCCGACTCTCCCAGCGTCGCGCTTTTCGAGGCGATCTATGCAGCCCAGCGCGTAGCCCGCGACGTTTACTACATCACGGCGATTGTCGATCTGCCCTCAACTGGCCAGTCCTACGTTTGCAATAAGGGAACGCTGGAGGATTACAACTCAATGGCCTCGGCTGGCAAGGTGCTCAACGCCCGCGAATTCAGCATAAATTGGGGATCAGTGATTCCGGCATAGGCGAGGTGATTCATGGCGCGTAAAACATCGGATTTCGTAATTGAATCTGAGGGCAGAGACAAAGGGAAAACCTTTCATTTAACGGAGATGGCCGCGACAAAAGCGGAAGACTGGGCTATCCGGGTCATGCTTGCGCTCGGAGCGGCAAATGTGGACATCCCCGACGGTGCTTTGCAGTTGGGCATGGCGGCGCTGGCGGAAATCGGACTCAAGAAACTATTTGCGATTGACGCCGTTTCGATCAGGCCGCTGCTTGCCGAATTGATGGAGTGCGTCGAATTCGTGCCGAATCCGCAGAAACCAGCGGTCAAGGTGGGATACCCGCTGTTTGAGAGCCAGGTCGAAGAAGTGAAGACGCTGCTCATGCTCAAGTGGGAGGTACTGAAACTTCATCTGGATTTTTCGCTCGCCGCCAGCCTCTCAGAATCGCTCGGCAACACGCTGGAGGCGGGAAAGCACAAGCCGAGTATGCGAACGTCAGCAAGATCATCGGGGTCATAGTCGGCAGACGATTGGCGACATTAAATGAATTGCAAACGATTTACGGCGAGGAGGACGCGCATAATCTTCTGGAAATCATCGCCGTAGATTCAGAAAACGAGAGGGAGTAGACCATGGCAACAGTGATTGACAGCCTGATCGTCACCCTCGGACTCGATTCAAAAGACGTTGACGCAAAGGCTCCCGGTGTTCGCAGCAAGCTCGCCGATCTGGAAAAATCCGCTAAAGGTACAGAGAAGGGGTTTACCGGGCTAAGTGGCGCGGTGGAATCTTTCGGAGCAGTTCTCGCCAGCATTGTTAGCGTGGGAGTTGTAACTGCGTTTGCAAAAGACATCATAGAAACCAACACGCATCTGTATTATCTCTCTCAAAATCTTGGCATTAGCGCGCAGAAGTTGTCAGCCTGGGGTCAAATGGCGAAACAGCTTGGAGGAAGCTCGGCGTCAATTCAGAATTTCTTCGGGCAAATTCGCGGTATGTACGGCCAATATATGATGGGCGGTACTCCACCGTTGCAGAAATTATTTGCTATGGTGGGCATCAATCCCATGGCTGCTGCCATGCAATCGCCAGAAGCAACCATGCTGCAATTGGCCGAGAAATTCAAGAAATCTGATACAGGACCAAACCGCTGGAAGGCCGCATCGTTTATGGAAGCCGGGGGATTATCCGAAGATGTGGTAAACATGATATTGCAGGGACCGGCATGGATTAAGAGCCACCAGAAGGAGCTTACCGCACTATCCCCGACCGATAGACAGGTTAAGGCATCTGCCGATCTGACGCAGAGGTTGGTTGTATTATCGACTGCGGTCAATAAGATTGGGAATAACCTTCTCACAGACCTTATGCCGTTGCTCCATAAGATTGAGATAAGGTTGGACGGAATACTGAAATGGATGTTGAAGCACGGAGGTACAACCGAAGCTATTGCCGGAACTGGAGTTGGAGCCTTGGGTCTAATGGGGATTATAGGCTCATTCAAGATACTAAAACCGCTCATTCTAGGCATTGGAACAGCATTTACAGCTATCGACTGGCCCATTCTAGCCGTTATCGGAGCTATTGCGGCCTTGTCACTTGGAATCTATGAACTTCATAAGCACTGGTCATACTTCGTGGAGAAGTGGGATAAGTTCAAGATTAGCCCAGCAATGACGGAGGCGGCGAAACTATGGGGCGCTGTCGTCGATAAGATGAATGCTGGAGAACAATGGGTCATTAGCAAGTGGAACGAGATGCAACTGAAACGGGCTGGTATGTCGGGGCTTGCTCCAGGCGGAGGAGTGCATGAGCAAGTTTCACATGAAGAATTGGAAAAGTATCTTATCTCCAAGGGAATGTCTCCGGAATGGTCTGCTGCGTGGGCTGCAAACGTGCAGAGCGAAAGCGGCGGTTCAACAAATGCGCGCGGAGACAATGGCCTCGCTTATGGTCTTGCCCAATTTCATCCTGATTGGCTTGTGGAATTCAAGAATATGTACGGGATTCCGATGAGTCAGGCGGGGTGGAAGCAGCAGGCTGATTTTCTGACTTACATCGCAAAAAACAAGATGGGGAAGGGCAGCTATCTCACGGAAGCGCAGAAGGCTGCGTATATCGTCGCCCACTTCGAGAAACCGAAGGACATAGCCGGGGAATCAGCGTCACGCGGATTGTTGGCCGAGCAATACTACAGAGGTCTTTCTGGGGCAAGCTCTGTCGCGTCTAGCGTGAGCAGCACATCCAATTCGAGCGTTACGCATTCAGATAGCAGTAAGAACGTGCATATCGGCACGATGAACGTGAACCAACCCGCCGCGCAGAGCCGTTCAGTATCAAACTCTTCGCATGGAATGGACTGGCTGTTTGCACCTGGGTTTAATGGAGCACTCTGGTAATGCCTTTGATACCCTTTCCTTCGGTCCCGAACTATCCTGGCGTGCCAGCGATTCCCAGAACCGCGCCCGGATCGCCGAGTATCAATATCAGCATCGCGCCCGCTCAGAACACTTCTGTTAGTCAGTCTTCCAGCGAGCCGTTATGGGGAATCTTCACATCTTCAAATGCGCCCCTCTGGAAAGCCGAAGACGTAGGAACGCTTTCCGTGCTCTCGTTCGGGTTCGAGCGTTCGATGCAGGTCAGCGATTTTCCAGTTGAGGCGAACAATGCAAATCAAGGGGCAGCGTTCGCTAGTTTCAACAAAGTGTTTGTCCCTTCCAATCCGATTCTCACTTTGGCTCTAAGCGGAACCGAAGCGCAAAAGATGTATTTTCTAGCTGCGCTTGACGTAGCTTGTCAGTCAACCGCCCTCTATAACGTACTTACGCCGGACGCTTCGTATGTTGCACCTAATGGCGCTTGCACGATAGAGCGGTACAGCTACCAGCGCACAGCTACGCATGGCGCTACGATGCTGATCGTGGAAGTATCTCTCAAGCAAGTTTTGCAGGTCACAGCGGCGCTGACCAATGTTCCGGCTGGAACGACCGGGATTACTTCGCCACAATCCCCAAGCGCAACCTCGACAACAAACGGCGGAACAGTAAACGGAAATGACACGCCTGTTTTGAGCCAAGACTCTATCGACGCTATTCTTGCAGGGGGGGCACAGTAATGCAGACGATCCCCATTCAACCCGTTCCCTCACAGCAGTTCCAAGTCACCCTAGACGGGCAGCTCTGCGCGTTTTCTATCTATGTGAAAAATCAGTGTATGTTCTTTGATGCGCTTGTCAATGGGGCGGCAATCTCATACTCCGTACAATGCAAAAACCTTGTGAATCTTATCCCAACCGCGTATCTGGGGTTCACGGGCTTGCTTGTATTCAATGACACGCAGGGAACCTCAGACCCGGTATATACAGGGCTTGGGAGCCGTTGGGTATTGCTGTACTTGGATGCGGCGGACTGGGAGGTCTATGGCCTCTCCATCTAGTTTCGAGAACATTAAAGACCTAAAGTTCATCTTTACTTTAGGCAGTTGGATGACTCCGTTTACTGTTCCCGGTGGGACTGCAAACACCATCACGATGCAGGGTCTAAGGGCAAGCGTCTCCATTGACCATGCCGGTGGTGCTGACATGGGAACTATGAGCGCGAACATATACGGACTCACGCCGAGTCAGCTAAACCAACTGACAAGCCTCCAATGGAAGACGGCTATTCTTGGTTTATCGAGTCAGGATTTCAGCGCATACACTGTTCAGGTCTACGCGATTGACGGATCACAGGAAACGCTTTTGTATAATGGTCAGGTGCTGAATGCGTGGGCAGATTTCAGCGGTATGCCGCAGACGTGCCTAATAATACAGACGAACCCAGCGGGAGCGTACTCTGCTCTTGTAAATTCTGCAAACCCGCTTAGCATTTCATCGAATACGACGGTCGGAACCGTGATGTCTAAATTGGCGCAAGCGATGGGATTCTCATTCCAGAACGCGTCTTCTGACGGTAGCATCGTCAACCAGGCAGTAACAAAAGGCTCATATTTCGGGAATACGGCAATGGAACAGGCCCGGTCGATGATGGATGCATACCGATTCTGGATGTACATTGACGCGACCACGAATCCTCCGACACTGGCAATTGTTCCTTGGGGAAAAGCAAGGAATTCTGTAGTCGCGGTTCCACTTATCTCCCCTCAGACTGGACTCATCGGCTATCCTCTTTTCAATTCAAGCGGAGTAACATTCGATTGCCGTTATAATCCAACCATCCTGCTCGGAGGCCAAGTAAAGATTCAGTCCTCAATTCCGCAAGCAAACGATGTATGGACTGTGACATCTCTATCTCATCAACTTACGAGTCAGTTCCCTGGTGGTCCTTGGCAAAGCTCCGTTCAGGCTGTATCTGGAGACTTTGGGAACATCGGACAAGTTCTATCGGGAGGCGGCTCATGAGTTCACCGGCATTCTCTAACCCGTGGGGATTCCTCCAGCCGTCATCGCTATGGGGAAGGTATAACAATCTGCGTTTTATGATTCAGCAGATGCTTTCCAAGGTGCAGACGGCAACCATTGTCCAGGTCACGGCCTGCTCAAATGATGGAGGCGTATCCCCGGTTGGTACGGTTGATGTGCAGATTCTAGTGAACCAGATGGGTTCGTTGGCTGGGCAAATGGTTGGAGTTCCGCATGTGACGATGTTAGGACTTCCATACCTACGCATCCAGGGCGGGGCGAATGCGGTAATTATCGACCCACAACCGGGAGACATTGGAATCGCAGTCTTTGCGAGTCGAGACATTACTAACGTCAAGAGTACCAAGGCGCAAGCCAACCCCGGCAGTTTCAGGACGCACGACTTTGCGGATGGGATGTACCTGGGCGGCCTGCTGAATGGCGCTCCCTCTCAGTACGTGCAGTTTACCGCGACAGGAATCAATGTCGTTTCTCCAAACGCCGTCAACGTAACAGCGCCGTCAGTCACGGTGAATTCTTCGGGAACGATCAACCTAGTAGCTCCCGATGTGGCGGCATACAACACGGGTGGTACTCCGCTCGCGCTGGTCAATGCTGATTGGCTCGACTGGTTCACCGTGAACGTACAGCCTTATCTGGTGGGGCTTGGGTACACGGGGCCGGCCATGCCGTCGTATTGCAAGACTACGATCTTGAAGGGCGAATGACAATGGATACTTTGTTGCTCGACAATGTCGCTTGGGACTTGGTTCTCGACTCCAACGGGAATATTGCGCTTGCAAGTCCACCTTACGCTGTTGCTCAGGATGTGGCGAGCGCGTGCCGCCTGTTTTTAGGGGAATTGTGGTACGACACTTCGCAAGGTATATCCTATTGGCAGCAGCTTTTAGGCCAGAATCCGACTTCTTCGCAGATCGCGGCGGCATTGAATAACGCGGCATTGACGGTGCCGGGAGTGGTAACGGCGAACACTATTATCACTTCATCCGCAGGCCGCGAGATCAGCGGCCAGGTGCAGTTCAGTACGAGCGACGGGACAGAAACGAGCGTGAACTTCTGATGGCGACGACCAGCGTACCTCCGATTTCATGGACCCCTGAAGGCGTCATACTTCCGACGGACGCGGCGATCCTTGCCGGTGTGCAATCTGACATCAACACGGCCTTCGGCGGGGGTGTCAACCCGGCTCTCTCTACCCCGCAAGGTCAGATCGCATCGAGCAACTCGGCGATCATCTCGGACAAGAACAGCGCGATTGCCTACATCGCAAATCAATGTGACCCGCAATATGCTGAGGGCCGCTTTCAGGACGCAATCGGAAGAATCTACTTTATGACGCGCAACCCGGCTTCTTCCACGGTCGTCATTGCTACCATCGGCGGCTTGCCGGGAACCTACATTCCTGCCGGAGTCCTTGCGCTGGATACCTCGCAGAACGTCTACCAGCTTCTAGGAGCGGTCACGATAGGCGGAGGCGGCACAATCCCTGCTGAGTTCGCAAACGTCGCTACAGGGCCGATTCCATGCGTGGAAGGTACGCTCACGCAGCTTTACCAGACCATACCTGGATGGGATACGGTGACAAATTCGGCGGCTGGTATCCTTGGCTCCAACGTGGAAAGTCCGCAAGCGTTTGAACTTCGTCGTCAGAACTCTGTTGCGCTCAACAGCCACGGGACGGCAGATGCTATTTTCGCAAACGTGTACGCCGTTGCTGGCGTGCTTGACTGCTACGTGATTGACAACCCCTCAGGAAATACGGTGGACTATGGACCGACAAATTACCCGCTTGCCCCACACTCGATCTATGTTGCGGTCGTTGGCGGCTCGGCCAGCGCAATCGCACAGGCCATCTGGCTTGCCAAAGACGGCGGCTGCAACTACAACGGCAACACAACGGAAACCGTCTACGATACCCGTTACGCTGCCCCTCAGCCTGCCTACGCGGTGACATTCGAGATACCTTCGCCAGTGCCGGTGTATTTCGCCGTAACCGTAACGAACGCGGCGGCGCTGCCTTCCAACTATGCGACTCTGATTCAAAACGCGATCATCGCACAGTTTAACGGCGAGAACGGCAACACGCCTGCCGGGATTGCCTCGCTGATTCTGGCGCTCAGCTATACCGGGGCGATCTTCGCAGCGGTCCCAGGGTTATCGCTCGTTAGCATTTTCGTGGGTCTGACGGCTTCGCCGATCGGCTATGAGGCGGCAATGGGAATTGACCAAGTTCCAACATTGAGCAGTGCAAATATCAGTGTGGTGGCAATTTGAATAATGTTCTACAGACCGTGATCAGCCAGTATGCAAATAGCCCAACCATCCTCGCGCTCATTGAATCGTTCAATGCGGCAGTTGACCCCGCCGCAGACCTGGATGCTTTTCTTACTCACGTCTGGCAGGTGGACACAGCACAGGGAGTGTTTCTTGACAACGTTTGGGGGCGCATCGTTGGAGTCACCAGAACGATTCCGACGAACCCGGTAACGGTGTTGACCGACGCGCAGTTCCTGGAGTTGATTCTGCTCAAGGCGCTTGCGAACATTTCGCGGGATAGTTCGTATTCGATCAACACACTGTTGCTGGAATGGATGGCGGGGCGCGGAAGGGCATACGTTAACGATCTGGGCAACATGGAAATCCGGTATATGTTCGAGTTTGCGTTAGAACCGTTCGAGATTGATATTATTACTCAGAGCGGAATCTTTCTCAGACCGGCGGGCGTGGGCGGGTGGATGGTGAACACATCAGTACCCGTCTTCGGATTTAAGGGCATGACAGACATTGCAGTAGGTTTCGGGCAAGCTCCATTTGTATCCGCCGGAAATCCCTACGCAGTAGCGTGAGGAAACAATGCAACTAAGCAATGCACCAGCACAAATCGTTAAGGCATGGGCAACGGCAGGAAGCAAAACAAATCCGATTCCTGTCCCATCACAGATCGGCATTACCCCCGGAGCGGCGTCATGGACTGACGGCTTTCCTCCTCTATGCGATACTGACGCTTCGGCGGGTGGAATTCCCCCAACAATGCCAGATATGAATGGCGGTCTCTACCAGATGAGCGCAGTGGATCTGTGGATGTGCGCTGGCGGTGGGTTCCCGTACAGTTCAGCATTCTCGGCTGCAATCGGGGGGTATCCAAAAGGTGCGCGCGTACAGATGGCCAGCGGAGCAGGTTATTGGATGAGTACAGCCGATAACAATGCGACTGACCCGGACACCAGTGGGGCCGGTTGGATTGTTGCTTTTCCTGCGCCTCCCGCGCCCGCCGCAGTGGTTTCTAGTGCATATCAATCCATAACTCAAACAATTACAAGCACGATCAAGGTCACCATAGATACCGTTGAGTTTGATCCGGCTTCAATGTGGGATTCTACGAACAAGAGATTTGTCGCGACCATTGCTGGTTACTACAGAGTAAGTGGCGTAATATCTACTAACCTAAGTGCGCCCGGAGGGGATGAGAATGTTGCAGTTTATGTAAATGGAGCAATGGTGAAGATTGGTCAAGGGAACTCTT